CAGGAACGTAGCCAGGAACTGTAGTAGGCAAGATTAAATGGAAAAAAGTGGGATTGCGTTCTGAGTGAGTCAAGGGAAGCCCCGTAACTTCCAAAAAAGTGTCGCCAGTTTTGGAGGGGGTAGAAACATACATCTCTTGACTAGTGGGAACACTCATCACGCTAGGATCAAATTTATGCGCAGCAATTTCCGAATCTCGCACGAGAAAACGGTCTTTCCAGGGCTGGCTATAAAAATGGTCCTTCCAATAAACAAACCTTTCATGCGGAGGCATTTCCCATTGAGTTTGATAGTACTCAATACCTACACAGAGAGCGTTCCACAGAGCGTGGACGACGACGGCTTGTTTATATGGCATCCTAAGGCATACTTCGTGCAAGACCAAAGTGGGCAACCCTATCTTTTTTGTTGTAACAGCTCGCACAGCGAACTCAAGGGTTCCTAAATGTCTTCCTAAAGGAGAGAGTCTTTTAACATACTCTTCCCATACGGGAGCGACAAATACATGATAAAAATTAGCATAGCGACGATTCTTTTTAAATTGGTCTACAGCTGGTTTAAAAACCGAAGCTGTTCTAATGACTTCGAAGACAGAGCGAGCAACTCTCACCACAGAACGAACTCCAGAAAAGGGGCACACAGTCTTAACTGAAGACCCCACAAACAGGGTCTTAGCAGCATAATAGGCACCGACTGCAGCGGCTTTAAACAAGTTGCGGCAAAAATAGGTGGCTGTGAGGGCTAAACCACCAGCAATATAGAGACGGGTAGAATCAACAGGAACGTGAGCGGATGGAGTACCCAAGCTCATGCTGATCGCATCATTAAATTTCACCATATTGCTATGTTTTTCACGCATCATATACCAATTGGTAACGACGTCTGCTTCTAAATCATTTGTCATTATATACCATGCTAATTGCCATAATTGGTCAATGTACGGGTATCGTTGGGGGAAAGCTTTCCACTGAATTTCCAGATCAGGGTGTTTTGTCATTTCAGTTTGAAGATCGAGAACTATACGACTTAATGTATAAGAATATTTCTTAGCACCAACAAACTTCCTTTGAACAGGATAAAGAAAAGCTTTGTGGACACGTAAAGGTTGCAGAGTGACACCTACCAGGCTAGATAAACCTGCAGGAAGCCACCCACAAACCATACGCATCCACCAAGTACTTTTCAAGTCAGGAACATTACAAGTCATCAATTCTTCTTGAAACACACGAGGACTATCAGCATACAAACGGACACTATGAGAAACGGTAAAATTAAGAACATAAAAACTCCCAACCACTTTATCTAAAAACCAACTTAAAGTGTGGGTAACTCCTTCGTGCTCGAAAATAAAAATATTTTCTTTCCACAACCAATCACAGGGATCATGGTCGTAACCAGGATCTCCTTTGAGATCAGGGCGGAAGAAAACACGGTTACCTTCTCTATACCATGAAGCTTCATCTTCAAAAGAGCCAGCATCTCCTAAGAAACACCTACCTATCCAACACAAAGAGTTTGGAACGTAGGGATTCTTCAATTTCATTATTATGTCTTTGACATACTCGGCATCAAAAGTGCCATTCAAGGTAGCATATATATCCACGGCTAATAAACTATCCACAGAACGAAAATCACCGTTAAACAAATTAGTGTTATCACGGCATCTTCCATAATCCTTGGGGGTAATCTTAGGAGAGAACAGGGATATTTTTAAAGGAACATCACTTGTTTTATTGAATTTATGAGCTAAAACCGATTCACGAGAACTGGCAAACCAGGAAAGCACATGGCGATGTTTATCTTTAAAAGCTAAACCAAGAGCTTGAGCTGTAGCATAAGAACGGAGAGCTGCACCTGCAGCATGGGG